CACCACCAATAAGCAGGTTTCTAATAAGAGGGGATATCTCACCACGCTGGTCTGAAGGCATCCCATACCCTTGCAATAATTGAGCTAACAAGGATTGCAATTCACCTCGATTCCCCATTCCCTGCATAGATGGGTCATAGTACTGAGATAACAAGGATCGCAACTCTCCTCGACCTTTTTCGCCCTGCATAGTTGGGGTATAGTAGGTCGGTGATATATTAGAATCCATCCCTGTTGGATTAGCAGCCCTATATGCTTCATTAGCAGCCTTTGCTGCAGCTATAGGATCATCAGACTGCATGATTTTAACACCAGCACCAGGGCCAGCGTAATCTGTAGTGGGAACTCCTGAAGTATTATTTTTTGGAAGTGCCATTTAATCCCCCTTTACCAAGCGGTTAATATCCGCAGATGATAATTGAGACTTCTTTGATGCGTACCCAGGTGGGTTAGGCATCGTTTTCAAAAATGACTGCAACTGTTCAAATGCTCTATTTGCAGCAATGAATGATGGTTCGTTAAAAATGTCTACGCTTTGTTCGTCTGGCATTACCCTGCTCTCCCACCTGAAGGCATAGCAGCACTACCGCCTGCTGCGCCACTAAGAATACTTCCTAATGCGTCAATACCGCCCATGTTAGTATCTCTTCTTTGATTCGTTTCTAAACGATCACGTTGTATACCTGCTTCACCTGGTCGTTGTAATTGTGGCAAACCTTCTTGGAATTGTCCAAGGTTTTGTCCACCACCCATAGGTTGATCTGCAGCTTCAGCTAATTGCCCAAGCAATCCAAATCTCTGAGCAGCAGCCTGAACCTGAGCAGCTAGGAATTCCTGTGATTGCAGGATTCTTTCTGCTGCCATCTCGTTCTGCATTTCCAATGGGTTCATAATACCGGCTCTACGTTGTGCTTCAGCTAACGAAATAATGCCAGCACCATGGAGGTTCTGAGCCAAGATAGCTTCACGCTCCCTTTCTTCAGGAGCTTCAGCTTTCAGGGTTACAATGTTTTCTGTGAATCCACGGATATCCTGTGGAGCTATAGCCTGGTCAAAGTTATGCACTTCTGATCGTGCATGAACTGTGATCTTTCCTTTAATCTTAAACTCTACCAGCTTGGCAAAGTTTGCATTACAAATTTCTATAGCACGGCTAACGCCATCTGCTATGCCCTGGAACTTTAACCTACCCATACCAGATAACACACTGATAGCAAAACCAGAGCTAACACCTTTGGGGCGTACACCTCGTACTACGTTCGGGAAGGTATCTTGTTCGATATAGTTCCCCACCATACTGAGGTGGGTCATAATATCTGATGGAATAGCCCCACCCTGACTTCGTTGTACGGAAACACCTTGGGGCAAAAGGTTCTTTCCAAGCAGTTCGTAGTCGGTGCGAGCAGTTTCTGCTGGCCCAATCGGGCCTTGGAAGTCCAGGGTGGGCCATGCGTACTGGCGCACGATAGCTTCCTGCTGTGAAACTGCACGAGCCTCTGCATCAAGCAGAGAAGTTATAGGGGTTATCAAGCCACGATACCGGCGATGAAGAGGCCCTGTATCCCAATCCATAGAGTCTGCTGGGAGAATTGGTACATAGGGAAGGAAGTGATAGCCATGTCTGTATGGCCCCCATACCCACTGGTTATCAGCTATATACCCAGCCCACTCTTCATCCCAATACTCTAACCAGTTGACCATCTGTGCGCTGTCTTTGGAAGATGCCCATTCTGGATATCTTCTTCTGATGACACCGGCTTCACGTTCATAATATTCAATCGCCCACTTCATCCCAACTCTGGAGTCATCCCAGATGATGTTCTTTGGATTTACATTCCTGACATCAATAGGGAAGCAGACATTACGTTTTTCCATCCATCTCTCTAATGCTTCTTTGAACTGACTCTCATCGGTAAAGTCTTCCATCTGAGGGGCATCAGGCCATTCCTCACTCTTAAACAACACCTTCATAAAGCCGATGCCATAAAGGAATGAGTGTGCTACAGCGGTACGCTTGACTGGGGTTTTTAGGTTAGCCCACGTCCCTATGTAGAATTTCTTTAATCGTTCTGCTCGTGCACGTGCACGAGCAGATGGAGGGATTACATCTATGGCTAGGTTGTTCACGTCCACATGGTCTGTGGCCGTATCTATGATTGCCTTAGCCGTAGATGGTCTAATAATGTCGAATCCATCCACATGGGGTACAGGATTCTCATTAAAGTAATACATCTCTGCATTTTCGCACTGGGTACGAAATCTACTGAAATACTGGCGTGAGTTACGGAATAAGTCTAAGACCTTAGAAAGATCAGGCTTTCCTTCGTCATACCCAGGTATCCAGTTATTTTGCCCAGTTCCGTTTGTTGATGGTGGTGATTGCGTTGTAGTCACGGCAAGTACACTCCTGCTCTTCTCGCTCGTTCTATAATACCCTCACTTCGTCTTTCTGCCATTAGTTTAGCCCCCATTGATTTATATTGGCTACCACCCCCAGTTGCTTCTTCTTGCGTTTGTACATATCTCCAAGGAGAACTTTTACGCCTAACTGACTGGTCACCAGCCCAAGGGTCGGCTGCTTCTAATGCTAAGGCAAGTGCAAACACATGGTCATCATGTTCACCGGGTGGTGCTTCCGGCCTCCAACGTCCTGAAGGTAATCTTCTCATCTGAAATGACTGCAGTTCCCTCACTAGCTTTGAGTAGTTCGGGAAATGGATAGTCTCACGTTCTGTTGCTACAACGAGTCCTGATAGCAAAACATCACGTGAAACACTAGATATTGTATATGGTTCTACTGAAAGCCCTATAGCTTGTAGTTCCTGAGTAAACATATCACCACCTAAGCCGGTGGCATCGACGAACATTCTTTCAATTCCCCAGTATTCTGCTTCTCTTCTGACCTGTTCTTTCTGGACAGGCCATACTTCACCTTGGTCGATAGTCAGGACTGAGGCTACTCTTCTGTGTTCGGCATCCATAATGATCAGGACAGTTGCGTCGTGTTTACGGCCCAAGTCGAGACCGGCAACATACCTTGCGCCAGGTATAGGAGTTTGGAGGATATCGCCTGATATGCAGTTAGAGATATTCGAGAAATAGCCAGCACCTTCTGAGAACTCTGCCATAAACATACGTTTCCACGCAGCTTGGCTGAGGACTTCACGATAGGATTCAACTTCTCGTTTATCCTCATCGGTCAGCATTTCGTTATCGAGGTATGTCCAGTGGAAGGCTTCTCTATCTGGGTTATCACCTCTGGATGCTTGTTGGAATAACATTTCAAACCAGTGGTCAGACCAGAGGGCAGGGATACCTTCAACTATTAATTTCCCCATTCTGTCAGGGGAGCGGAGTGCTGGGAGTAGGCGTTCCCACGCATCTTGGCTTACGTCCTGAGCCTCATTGACCCAGACGAGATCAAGACCGGCTGACTGGAGGGAGTAGGGATTATCTGCTGATTTGAATTCGATCATACCCCAGGGGCGGTTCTCGTTTCCTTCAAGGTAAATAATACGTTCATCCTGCACTACTCTTTGCACCCAACTTTTAGGGGTGAAAGAGAGTGCCTCGTTCCAGGCCTGCCTTGACAGGGGGAAAGATGGACATACTACCCATGCATGGAATGGTGGTACTAAGGATGGTGGAGCTTTAGAGCCAAGTGCATCTTCCCCAAAGATACGCTCCATCTCCATAAGCGCACCACGGCTTTTCCCACCACGCCGTGCAGCTTTAATGATCTTCCATTTAGCTTTGGAAGAGTGAATCTTATTCCATTGAGAGTTAGGCTTATAACTAAGGAGTGGGTTATCTACTGTGACCAATTTCTTTCACCTTAGTAGCTTAAGCTACTACCTCCTCGCTATCAGATTTTTTATCCCCATAAGAAAACATTTGAACTTGCTGGAGGACTGGTTGCTCTTCTTTTGGAGTGGTGGAGACTTGGGCAAGACGCCTTGTTTCTTCCTGCGCCTTGAAAAAGACATTCCACCCATGCTTGGGTTCCCCATGATCTGTCACCTCCGCAGCTTCTGCCAACAATAACATATTTTTTGCAATTAACTGTGCGCTAGCTGCTCTGATTATCTGTGGTAAATGCTCAGCCCTCATCGATAAAGCCCTCTCAAAGTGTGGATGTTGACGTCTATTCCGCCGTACCCACTCCTCTGACAACCCTAGAACCCTCGCTGCCTCAGCATGTGAAGCATAGTACGGCCTGATAAGTATCATCTTCCTCTGAGGTGCTGTGAACATGTCTATATCCACCCCTACCTCATCCAAAGATGCCTCATCTGCCAGGGCAATACGCTTTTCCATAGACGCTACCCTCCGAACAGATGGCCTCGTAGCAGGATGTTTGTCAGATGTCGAACGTGCCATAGTAGCTCCAGT